GAAAGGACGTGAGAAAATGATAGCCGTACTAGAGATAATCAGATGTGCCGCAGCGGTAGCGCTCTTGGTGGTGCTTGCAATGTATGTAGCGTACAGGTGGTATGTAAGCGTAAAAGAAACTGCCTACGAGGAAGCAGAGGAGAGCATTAAGCGTGCAGTGAGAGAAGCAGGCAGACCCATAGTCAAGATCGAAGTTGAAATGAAAGGAAAGTGGTAAAATGGCGTTGATACTGTTGATAACAATAGCCGTGCTTGCAGTGATAGATGTAGTGATATACATAGTACTTGGTGCCATTGAAAAGCACTGGGAGAAAAAGTTTAAGGAGGATAAAGATGATACCGATGATGACAAAAGAGGAGTTTGAAAAGGCGGTAGAGATTTGCACTAGTGCAGATAGAAACTGTGGACAATGTCCGCTTAACAAAAAAATCTATAAATGCGGCGGATATTTTGCCCGCTACATGAAAACCGAGCCTGCACCTGCAGCAACAGGCACAAGCTCGACGAAAAAAGAAAACACTTTTCAAATTGATGATAGCACAAAATCGGATATATGTCAAGCATACAAAACTGCTGATGAAGCTTGCTCAAATATACTTACTGTTTATGAGGGAATGTCAGAATGTGAGCAGAGAGCCTTTGATATCGGAGAGGCATACGGAAAAATATTCAGCACAAGGGATAAGCTTGAAAATATGAGAGGAGCGAACTAAAATGTCAGTAAAAATAAACTCACTTGAATTTGAGAACGTTAAGAAGATAAAAGCCGTGCAGCTTGAGCCTGCAAAGAATGGGCTTACTGTTATCGGCGGTAAGAACAGGCAGGGCAAGACCTCTGTACTTGACGCTATCGCTTGGGCACTTGGGGGAGATAAGTATAAGCCGTCCTCTCCTCAGCGTGAGGGGTCTGTTGTCGAACCGCATTTGAAGATCACCCTCGATAATGGTATCGTGGTGGAGCGTTCGGGCAAGAACAGCTCCCTCAAAGTCACCGACAGCACAGGCAAAAAAGGCGGTCAGCAGCTTTTGAACAGCTTCGTTGAACAGTTCGCACTTGACCTGCCTAAGTTCATAAATCAGTCGAGCAAGGAAAAAGCTTCAACTCTGCTGAAAATAATCGGTGTGGGTGATACGCTCTATCAGTTGGAGCATAAGGAACATTCCCTCTATGACCAGCGTACTGCTATTGGCAGGATAGCTGACCAGAAGTTTAAGTTCGCAAAGGAAATGCCTGTCCCTGCCGAGCCTGTTTCGGCTTCGGAGCTTATCAGACAGCAGCAGGATATACTTGCTCGCAACGGCGAAAATCAGCGTAAGCGTGACCAGAAAGAATACTACGAAAAGCAGTTGGAGATTGCTAAGTCTGCCTATGAACGTGCAAAAGCAAGCTATGAAGCGGCAGTGAACAACTTCAAGCTTGCAAGCCTTGACGCACAAGACCTTGTGGACGAAAGCACAGCGGAGCTTGAAAAGAATATCTCAGATATCGAGGAGCTGAACAAGAAGATAAGAGCAAACCTCGACAGGGAGAAAGCTGAGATAGACGCTGAGGACTACCGTTCACAGTATACATATCTCACTGAGCAGATAGAGGACGTAAGGCAGGCTAAAACTGACTTGCTCAAAAATGCCGACCTGCCCCTTGAGGGGCTTTCAGTTGAGGACGGAGAGTTGCTGTATAACGGGCATAAGTGGGACAGTATCAGCGGTGCTGAACAGCTTATCGTCGCTACCTCTATCGTAAGAAAACTCAATCCTGACTGCGGTTTTGTCCTGCTGGACAAGCTTGAACAAATGGATACCGACACCCTTGAAGACTTCGGCAAGTGGCTTGAAGCACAGGGCTTGCAGGCGATAGCCACAAGAGTTTCCACAGGTGACGAGTGCAGTATCATTATTGAGGACGGCAGGTCAATGGACAATGATAAGGAAGAAAACACAGAAACGAAAACTTGGAAAGCAGGTGCATTTTAATGTATGAGATAACATCAGGAGTTGTAAGCTCCGCACAGAAAGTCGTGATATATGGTCCTGAGGGCATAGGCAAATCCACTTTGGCGGCTCAATTCCCCGACCCTGTATTTATTGATACTGAGGGCAGCACAAAGAAGCTGAACATCAGACGTTTTCCTAAGCCAACAAGCTGGGAAATGCTCAAAAATGAGGTAAAGGAAGCTATGAACGGCAGGCTCTGCAAGACCCTTGTCATTGATACATTTGATTGGGCTGAACAGCTTTGCATTGAAACGATCTGCTCGGCACATCAGAAGAAAGGCATTGAAGATTTCGGCTACGGCAATGGCTATGTTTACGAAAAAGAGGAGATAGGCAAGTTTCTTAATCTCTTGCAGGAGGTAGTTGACAGCGGTATCAACGTTGTGCTTACGGCTCACGCTCAAATGAGAAAGTTTGAACAGCCTGACGAGCTGGGGGCTTATGACCGTTGGGAGTTAAAGCTCGGCAAGAAAACTTCTTCTCAGATATCGCCTCTTGTGAAAGAATGGGCAGATATGGTGCTGTTTGCAAACTACAAAACATATGCAGTAGCTGTGGATAAGGACGGCAAGAAGTTCAAGGCTCAGGGCGGCGACCGTGTTATGTACACCACACATCACCCTTGCTGGGACGCTAAAAATCGTGACGGACTTCCGTCTGAAATGCCTTTTGAATATAGTGGTATAGCTCACCTGTTTGCGTATACACAGCCTGCTGAAATGCCTAAGCCTGTGCCGATGCCAAGACGTGTGCAAGAGCAGCTTGCACAGCCGAAAGCAGCACCGCAGCCACCTCATAAGACATCAAACGCAGTGACATTGCAGCAGGCTCAGCCGACAGCTGCACCAAAGGCAGAAGAACCTCTTACTGATCTCAGCGGCTTTGAGGACGTTGCACCACCTATCGTTATCCCTGATGGCATACCGAAAGCGCTTGCAGACCTTATGAGAGCCAACAACGTAAGCGAATCGGATATACGTCTTGTGGTATCTCAGAGAAACTATTTCCCTTATGATACTCCTATCACAAACTATCCTGACGACTTCGTGCAGGGCTGTCTGATAGGTGCTTGGGAGCAAATGCTGCCGCTTATCAGGGAAAATCAGAAAGTACCATTTTAAAAGGAGGACAACGCTATGGATAATTTTATGGAATACGGCTGGGAAGATGAGATAGTCAACGAGGGTGGGGACTTTGTCCTGCTCCCTGAGGGGGACTATGACTTCACCGTTGCAAAGTACGAACGTGCAAGGCACGAGGGGTCGGCGAAAGTGCCGCCCTGCAATATGGCAAAGGTCACATTCACCATTTGGGGTGCAGAGGACAGCGTGGAGATAACAGAGAACTTCTTCCTCTGCAATAAGTTTGAGTGGAAACTCTCAGCACTTTTCTTGGCACTGGGACTTAAAAAGCACGGTGAACCGCTGAAAATGAACTGGAACGCTATCACAGGCAAAAAGGGCAAGTGTCACGTCTACGTTGACAACTACAAGAACAAGGACGGCGAGGACAGGCAGTCCAACAAGATAAAGAAACTCTATGCCTATGACGAGAACGTGACTACCGTTCAGCCTGCCAAACAGCAGACGCCACAGTATAGTCAGCCTGCTCAGACAGGTGGCTGGAAAGCCGGTGCGTTCTGATGATGAATTTAAGACCATATCAAAACGAGGCTAAGCTTGCTATACTCGAACAATGGTCTGAGGGAATAAACAAAGTCCTTGCAGTTCTGCCCACAGGAACGGGAAAGACAATACTTTTCTCGGCTGTTACGGAAGAATGTGTGCGGCAGGGTAAGCGTGTGCTTATCCTTGCCCACAGGGGCGAGCTGCTCGACCAGGCGGCGGACAAGCTTATGAAGTCAACAGGGCTTGGCTGTGCCACCGAGAAAGCAGAGCAAAGCTGTTTAGGCTCTTGGTATCGTGTAGTAGTAGGCTCAGTTCAGACCCTTATGCGTGAGAAAAGGCTCAAAGGCTTTTCGGAAAATTACTTCGATACCATAATAATTGACGAGGCTCATCACGCTATCTCAGACGGCTATCAGAGAGTGCTTGACCATTTTCCTGAAGCTCAGGTGCTTGGGGTGACGGCTACACCTGACAGGGGCGATATGAAGAACTTAGGCTCGGTGTTCGACAGTCTTGCATATGAATACACCCTGCCGCAGGCTATCAAAGAGGGCTATCTTTCACCTATCAAGGCTATCACCATACCGCTGAAACTTGACCTTTCAGGAGTATCAACTCAGGCAGGAGATTTCAAGGCAAGTGATATCGACACGGCACTTGACCCATATCTTTATCAGATAGCTGACGAAATGCTCAAATACTGTAAGAAACGCAAGACAGTTGTGTTCCTGCCGCTTGTCAAGACCTCTCAGAAGTTCCGTGATATCCTTATCAGCAAAGGGTTCAACGCCGCTGAGGTCAACGGAGAAAGCACAGACAGAGCGGAGATACTTGAAGCTTTCGACAAGGGCGAATACAATGTGCTGTGCAACTCAATGCTCCTCACAGAGGGGTGGGACTGTCCGTCAGTTGACTGCGTTATCGTGCTAAGACCAACAAAAGTGCGTGGACTTTACTGTCAAATGGTAGGCAGAGGCACAAGACTTTGCGAGGGAAAGACAGAGCTTTTACTGCTCGACTTTCTGTGGCACACAGAACGCCACGAGCTTTGCAGGCCTGCACACCTTATCTGTCAGAATGAAGAGGTCGCTGAGAAAATGACCGAAAACCTTGCCAATGAGGCAGGCTGTGCAGTGGATATCGAAGAGGCAGAAAAACAGGCAAGCGAGGACGTTGTGGCACAGCGTGAAGAGTCTTTGGCAAAGCAGCTCAAAGAAATGAAAACACGCAAGCGAAAGCTCGTTGACCCTTTGCAGTATGAAATGTCAATACAGGCTGAGGACTTGTCCTCTTACGTTCCTGCTTTTGGCTGGGAGTGTGCTCCTGCTACCGACAAGCAGAAAGCAAAGCTTGAAAAGCTGGGCATTTTCCCTGACGATATAGACAACGCAGGCAAGGCAAAGCTTATCCTTGACCGACTTGAAAAACGCCGCAATGCAGGACTTACCACACCAAAGCAGATAAGGCTGCTTGAAAGCAAGGGTTTTGAACACGTCGGCTCGTGGAACTTTGACAGCGCAAGCAGGATGATAGCACGTATCTCTGCCAATGGTTGGAGAGTGCCGAGAGATATCGACCCGAAAACATACACACCTGAGAACTAAGGAGAAGTGAATGGATAACACAAATTTGCTTAAAATGCTTGAATACATAGACCCTGCAAGCTGTGATTATCAGGAATGGGTCAACGTGGGAATGGCTCTCAAGCACGAGGGCTATTCCGTGAACGATTGGGACAGTTGGTCGAGGTCAGACAGCCGTTATCACAGTGGTGAGTGCGAACACAAGTGGCAAGGCTTTAACGGCAATGCTCAGCCCGTGACCGCAGGAACTATCGTGCAAATGGCAAAGGAAAGAGGATACAGCCCCCATGAGTTTAAGGCATACGATTGGGACGGCGAGATAGTTGCAGAAGAAAGCAGCCCCCTTGTAAACGGCGGTGAGGGCATACCGATCACCGAGCCTGCTCAATGGGATCCTGTCAAGGAGATAGTCACATATCTTGAAACACTCTTTGAAGCAGGAGAGAACGTGGGCTATGTTACGCAAACGTGGGAAACAGAAAAGGACGGCAAGACCAAGTATCTGCCCACAAAGGGCTACTGTGACAGGACGGCAGGGGAACTTATCAAGAGGCTTGGCGAATGTAACGGCGACATTGGTGCGGTGTTTGGCGACTACAAGGAAGAAGCCGGAGCGTGGATCCGCTTCAATCCTCTTGACGGCAAGGGCGTAAAGAACGAGAATGTAACAGACTACCGCTATGCTCTTGTTGAAAGCGACTCTATGCCTATAGAACAGCAGAACGCCGTGATGAGAGAACTTGAACTTCCTATCGCTGTGCTTGTATACAGCGGCGGAAAGAGCGTTCACGCTATCGTCAAGATAGACGCTCCCAACTATGATGAATACCGCAGGCGTGTTGATTTTCTTTACAAGGTCTGCAAGGAAAGCGGTCTTGACATAGATAAACAAAACCGCAATCCCTCACGTCTTAGCCGTATGCCAGGCGTTATGAGGAACGGCAAGAAACAGTTCATCATTGACAAGAACATAGGCAAAGAAAGCTTTTCAGAATGGAAAGATTACATAGAAAGTATCAATGACGATCTCCCTGACCCTGAGAGCCTGAGTGCTGAGTGGGATAACCTGCCTGAGCTTGCACCACCACTTATTGACGGTGTTCTCAGACAGGGTCACAAAATGCTCATTGCAGGTCCGTCAAAGGCAGGCAAGTCTTATGCGCTTATCGAAATGTGCGTGGCGATAGCTGAGGGGGTCAAGTGGTTTGGCTGGCAATGCACCAAAGGAAAGATACTATACGTCAACCTAGAGCTTGACAGAGCATCTTGTCTGCACCGTTTCAAGGACGTGTACACCGCAATGCACCTAGAGCCTGAAAACCTCAGTAGCATAGACATATGGAACTTGCGAGGTCACAGCGTACCAATGGACAAGCTTGCACCAAAGCTTATACGCCGAGCAAGCAAGAAGAATTACATTGCTGTAATAATAGACCCTATCTACAAGGTCATAACAGGCGACGAGAACTCAGCAGACCAAATGGCGCACTTCTGCAACCAGTTTGACAAGGTATGCACAGAGCTTGGCTGTGCGGTCATATACTGCCACCACCACTCAAAGGGAGCGCAGGGCGGTAAGCGTTCAATGGACAGAGCCAGCGGTTCAGGAGTATTCGCCCGTGACCCTGACGCACTTCTTGACCTTTCAGAGCTTGACATCTCAGACAGCCTTTACAAACAGCAGGAGGACGAAACTGTTTGCCGTATCTGTGAGAACTGGATGAGGAGATTTTACAGAAATACTGATGACCTTTGTTCACAGGACGATCTTGTTACGCCGTCAAAAATGCTTGAGATAACGCACAAGTACCTGCACCCGAACTCATACAAGCTTATGATGGCCGACATAGACAAGGCTAAGCTTGCGGTAAGAAACCGCACGGCATGGCGTATAGAGGGTACTCTGAGAGAGTTCCCGAAGTTTGCTCCCCTCGATATGTGGTTTGATTATCCTGTTCACAGAGAGGATACTGTGGGCGTGCTTAAAGACTGCGAGGTAGAGGACATCTCACCGAATTGGAAAAAGAATTTCAGCAAGAAGAAAACCAATGAAGACCGCAGCAAGGAGCGCAAGGAGAGCATTGAAACAGCTTTCAGCGGTGTGCAGGAGAACGGCAAGTGCCGCATTTCTGAGCTGGCGGAGTACATAGGAAAGAGCGAAAAGACCGTTGGAAGATACCTCAAAGAGCATGGTGGCTTTTGGATAGAAGAGGGAGAATGTGGCTTAAAAGCTCAGTAGACAGACAAGACAAAATCGAATTTTTGAACTTTAGACAGACAGGAAAAAATCGAAAAGTGTCAGGGACAAAATCGAACTTTTTTTCTTGTCGGACAATATCGAAAATTACCGAGTTTGTCGGACGGACAGACAAATCTATTATTATAAACAATACTTTTTGTCGGGGGCTTGAAACTGCCCCGACGAAAAAGTAATCAGAATAATGACGCACGAGAGGAGCACACGCAGATGAAAGCAACAAGAAGTAAGGCAAGGCAAGACGTTGTTAATGCAGCTAAGAAAATGCCACCGCTTTTTCATAAGCTGCCTAATGAAGATTTCGACTATCGAAAATCACGCACGCTTTGGTGGCTCGTGAAACAGCCGCAGGTACTCAAATACATTTGGGATATGGTCAAACAGTCGGGAGCATTGGTGTATGATGACAAGTCACACAAGTGGCACGGAGTAGATTTCAAATGCGAGGAGGAAGATGATGACTGAATTTTTTATGGCGATGATACCGCCGACGGCTACAGCACAGGAACACAAGGTGGCGGTAAGAAACGGCAAGCCAATATTTTATGATCCACCCGAAGTCAAGGAGGCAAAAGAAAAGCTCACGGCAAACCTTGCAAGGCACAGACCGCCTGAGAAGTACATCTGTGGGATAAGGCTGATAACAAAGTGGTTGTTCCCAAATGACGGCAAGCACAAGGACGGAGAGTACAAGACCAGCAAGCCTGACACAGACAACCTGCAGAAGATGTTCAAGGACTGTATGACAAAGCTTGATTTCTGGACAGACGACCAGCTTGTGGCGAGTGAGATATGCGAAAAGTTCTGGGCGGACATACCTGGCATTTATGTGAGGATAGAGGAGCTATGACGATACACGAGGTAAAGAAAAGTCTTGGACGCAGGGTGAGCTACAACGGCTCTGACTGCTACGAGCTGACAGGGTGTATTATCCGCAAGAACAGTAAGACAGGTCAGTTCTTCTATCAGGCAGAGATCGCTGACAAGACTTGTGGCAACACGTTGGTGTATTGTAGGCTGGAAGAGTTGAGGTGTGAGAATGAAACACGCTGACCACACCCTTTGCTGGCACTGTCGCCACGCAGTACCGACAAAGGATAAGATAACAGGAGAATACCTTACAGGCTGTGCATGGTCCATAGACCGCAAACCGGTTGAGGGTTGGAGGACGTGTCAGCACAGAATGTACGAGGCGCAAAAGGGCGGCATGATACATTCGTATACTGTGACTGAGTGTCCTGAATTTGAGGAGGGATAAGAGTGAAAAGCTATGAGGAGCGTACCAAAGACAATGAACAGAAGATAACAGCTTTCCAAACTAAGCAGAAAATGCCGTATGAGTTCAAGGTCAAATACGCTGAGGTCAGAGTAAGGGAGTTCATTCGTGAATGTGACAAAAGAAATCTGAATACGCACATATCGGTAGGCGGACTTGACAGCATAACGCTTTTGAAATTTATACATGATTACTGTGGTTTCAGTTATGTTCCAGGTGTATCGGTATCTAGTCTTGAAGACAAATCTATTCAGCAGATACACGAGCAACTTGGAGTGATAAAGTTAAGCCCATACAAGTCAAAAATAGATATCATACGGGAATATGGTTTTCCTGTACTATCAAAAGAAACAGCCGCAAAAATAGAACTGCTTGCACACCCTACGGACAAGAACAAGACAGTTCGTCACGCTATCATAACGGGTGAAACGGGAGAGTATGGCGGTTTTCGCAAGCATACAAGAATGCAGCTTTCTCAGCGCTGGCTTGAACTGTTTGGCGGTTACGAAAATGAAAACGAGGGTGTTGACTACAAGATACCGCCGTTTAAGGTATCATCACAATGCTGTTTCTGGATGAAAGAAAAGCCGTGTGATGATTGGGCAAAGCAACACAAGAGTGTGCCGTTCTTAGGACTTATGGCAAGTGAGGGTGGCAGACGTGAAAAATCGCTAATGCTTAACGGCTGCAATTACTTTGGCAAAAGCACGATACGTTCAGCGCCATTTGCCATATTTACAAGGCAGGACTTGCTACAACTTGCACTTGACCTGAATGTGCCTGTGCCTACAATCTATGGCGAGATAAAACGTGACTTTGACGGAAAGCTTTGCACAACAAAAGCTCAGCGTACAGGCTGTTCAATGTGCGGCTTCGGCATACATATGGAACAGCGCCCTCACCGATTTGACAGGCTTCGTGAAAGAAATGAAAAAGAGTGGGATTTCTGGATGAACAAGTGTTGTGAAGATGCTGACGGCACAAAGTACGGCTGGGGAAGAGTTCTTGACTATATCGGCGTTGAATGGCGTGACAGAGTATTTGACATGAAAAATAACCAGCTTAGCTTGTTGGATATTGAGGAGGGATAGCCTATGGAAAGAAACGACCCTATGACCATGTCACGCCTGAAAGCCTACCGCAGGAACGCCTCAGCCATTGAGGACATCAAGGCAGAGCTTTCAGGCAAGTACGTTGCCGACAGTATCAGCGTATGCACTCCGCCGTCCTACACACCACACAGCACACGCATAGACGGCTTTCTGCCAAGCGGCGATACACTTTCATTGCTGTGCGAACAGGCACGGCTAGAGCGTGAGCAGAGAGCTGTGGAGGAGTTTATCAAGGGGATAGAGGACTATCAGACACGGCGAATGTTCGTGCTGAAATTCATCAAGGGTAAGACGTACTTGCAGATAGCTATGCAGGTTAGTGGTGGAAGAATGTCAGAGAGCGGAGTGCGAATGAAAATCCAAAGATATTTGCAAGAAAAGTGAAAATTGTGCGGTTTGTGCGTTTTAGGTGTGTTATAATTTAAACTGAGGAAAGTGTAGATGTACCTCAGACTTGTACTTTCATTGAAGTCACCTCCAATTTTCTAAGCCCCGTAAGGGGCTTATGCAGGGAAAGCGAGCCACCGCTAAGACCTGCTCCACCATTTTACAAAACTCCTTATAATATTTTCACAAGAGGCACTCCTATGGGGTGTCTTTTGCGTTGTGTCGTAAAAAGTTCATAAATGTCGAAAACTTGAAGTATTGCATAAAAAAGGCAAAATGATTTTGTGCAGTAGGGAGAATTTTTGTTTATAACCTTGATATTTTATGCTTTATATGCTAATATATAGAAAATGAACAAAAGGAGGTTCTAAAATGGAACTTAGCAAAAAAGACAGAATAATACTTTTCAATCAGTATGAGATACTTAAACGCCTTGATACTGATAACGCTGAACAATATGAGATATATCAAGATATTCTTGCACAGGGATTTGAGTATAATTATGAAGAGATCGGTCCAGCGTTATGTGAAGTCCCGTATTCAGTTTCAGAAAAAGTATATGAGATATTAGAGATGTTAAGGTGCATGACCTTTTCTTTTGACAATCTTGAAGATGTGACAGGTCTAGATCGTGAAGACTATATATTTAGAGGCTTTGACGGAAATGATAATGAAGAAGCAAAGTATTATGAATATGCAGAATGGCTTATAAAATCTAATTGCAAGTATCAGGAATTTAAAGATTGTGAATTTAACAGCCACAGTAAAATCCTGCCAGAGTATAAAGGAATGCTTGAGAGATTTGGTAAACTTGCTAAGACCAGAACAAATGGTATTCATTCAGCGGATTTGTCTGCTGATGAATTAAATTATATCATTGACAAAAAATAATCTTACGAACTGCTACAACAATGTGGCAGTTCTTTTTTTATTTCAAAATCTCAGAAAGGACGGTGTCCCTCATGACGGCACGGCAAAAGAAATTTGCAGAATACTATGCTCAGAGTGGCAACACCGTTCAGAGTGCTATAAAGGCAGGATACAGTGAGAAGTATGCGAAAGCTGACGCCTGCAAAATCCTAGATAATCCTAGTGTTGCGGAGTATATCCGTGTGCTGTCTGAGAAAGCTCAGGACGAGCGTATAATGACCGCTAAGGAGAGGCAGGCACTCTTGTCTGATATCGCTAAGGACGGCAAGAATGACCCTGCTGACCGTATCAGAGCCGTCGATACCCTCAATAAAATGACAGGAGAGTATGTGGCTAAGATACAGGCGGAGGTCAAGACCTCTGAAAAGCTTTCAGACGTTTTCGCTCAGATAGGCGGTGAGGGGCTTGACGAGTAAGTTTCCCCTGTCGCAGAAGTATATGGACTTCATCAACAGCGTTCGGGGCGTGTCTGCGGACTTCCTTGAGGGGACTACCGCAAGCGGCAAAACAACTGTGGGTGCAGGCATAAAGTTCATGCGTATGGTGTCGGCAAGCAGGAAAAAGCTTCACGTCATTGCCGCTAAGACTACGGGAAAGGCTGAGGAAACTATCATTCAGCAGGATAACGGCATTCTTGACCTGCACACCAATGCTCGGTACTTCGGCAACGGTGATAAGGACTACAAACTGCCGCATATCAAGTTTGAGGGCAAGATAATCTATGTTCTGGGATATGACAACAAGGATAAGTGGGAAATGGTGCTGGGCGCTCAGTTCGGCTGTGTGTATATCGACGAGATAAATACCGCCGATATCGAGTTTGTCCGTGAGATGTCAACCCGTAACGATTACCTTATGGCGACCCTCAACCCTGACGACCCCTCACTACCTGTGTACAAAGAATTTGTAAACCGCTCACGTCCGTATAGTAAGTACGCCTGTGACGTGCCTGCGGAGATAATGAAAGAGCTTACAGAAGAACCTGTACCCAATTGGCGGTACTGGTTCTTTACTTTTCGTGATAATCTTTCACTTACTGATGATGATATCAAACGGAAAATGGCTGCCGCTCCAAAAGGCACAAAGCTGTATAAGAACAAGATACTCGGTCTGAGAGGACGTGCAACAGGGCTTGTGTTTGACCTGCAAAAGCGAAATATCTTGACAGCAGAGCAGGCGAAAGCTTTCAATTATGTGTACTTCTCAGCCGGGCTTGACACCGCTTACTCGCAATCCTCACCTGATACCATAGCGTTCACCTTTGTGGGCATAACGGCTGACAGAAAGTGCGTTACCCTTGATGAGGAAGTGTATAACAATCGTGACAGGCAAGTACCGCTCACGCCCTCCGACATACCGAAAATATTCACGGCGTTCTTGGAGAAAAACCGTAGGACGTGGGGCTTTGCACGAGATGTATATATTGACAGTGCAGATCAGGCGACCATACTTGAATGTCAGAAGTTCGGACGGCTCACAGGCAGCATATATAACTTTATCCCAGCATTCAAGAAAACGAAAATAATCGACCGAATACACTTGCAGTCAGCTTGGCTGGCGGCAGGTGATTTTTATATCCTTGAGCATTGCAAGGAGTACGCAGGCGAGCTTAACATATACAGTTGGAAAGAGGATAAGTCTGAGCCGGAGGACGGCAACGACCACCTTATCAATTCCTGTCAGTATGCTTGGCTGCCGTATCGTGACAAGATAGGAAGTGTGAAGATTGACTAAATTCAGTATAGGAAGCAAGGTGAAAAATATGATAAGAAACTGGCTTGATATCCAGCCTGCACCCGAATACAGTATAACTATCACAGAGAAAACAGGTTTTATGACCGATGTGATAAGGTCACAGCTTTGGTATCGTGGTGACGCCGCAGAGCTTTCACAGTTCTTTCGTCAGCTTAACTTAGGCACAAATTCATTCTGGAGCAGCGTCCCTGAGAAAGAAAAGATACGCAAGATACATAGCGGTCTGCCTGCAATAATCGCCGATACGCTTTCATACATTGTCTATTCTGATATGGACGATATCAAGGTCACAGGGGACAAAGCAAAGGCTGACTTCGATAATATTTCCGAGCATATAGACTTCACAGAGCTGACAGGCAAGGCGATAGTTACCGCACTTGTTGACGGCGACGGAGCTTTCAAGATATCTGTCGATACTGAGCTTTCTGATACGCCGATAGTCGAGTTTATCGGTGCTGACAAAGTGGAGTATAACTTTGTACGAGGTCTGCTGAACGAGGTCATTTTTCATTCTGTGCATTATGCAGGCTCAAAGAGATTTCACCTTGAAGAGCATTACGGTAAGGGGTACATAGAAAGCCGTCTGTATGACGATAACGGTCACGAGGTCGGTTTGGACAACGTGCCTTGCCTTGCACAGATACCGCCCCGAACTGAGTTTGAGGGCGAGTATATAATGGCTGTGCCGCTGAAATTCTTTTCATCACGGAAATACCCGAACAGAGGCAAGAGCATTTTTGACGGCGGTAAGTCTGATTGCTTTGACGCTTTGGACGAAGTGATCTCACAATGGTGGGACGCTATCAGAGCAGGCAGGGTAAAGCAGTATATCCCCGAAAGCATGATACCTAGAGATCCTGCAAGCGGTAAGCTTAAAGCGCCTAACCAGTTCGGCAACAGTTACATAAGCATTGACCCACCGCTTTCGGCAGAGGGTGCAGCGCCTAAGATAGAAGTAGTTCAGCCTGATATCAAGTATGAGGCGTTTGTGGCAAGCTATACGAATTGCCTGCTTATGTGTCTGCAAGGGCTTGTATCTCCTGCCACGCTTGGCATAGATGTGGGCAAGATGTCAAGTGCGGACGCTCAGCGGGAGAAGAAAGACGTCACAGGCAACACCCGAAACACTATCACAACGGCTCTTGAAAAGGCTCTGCCGCAGCTTGTTTCTGCGGTGCTCATGACCTATGACAATATGCAGGGCAAAGCCCCTGAGACTTATGAAGTGACAGTTGACTTCGGTGAGTATGGTGCACCTGACTTTGACAGCAGAGTTGAAACTGTGGGCAAAGCAAGCACGTATGGTATTATGTCAGTTGAAACGCAGGTGGAGGAGCTGTGGGGCAGTTCTAAAGAGGACGATTGGAAAGCCGCAGAGGTCAAGCGGATAATGCAGGAAAAGGGGCTTACAGAGGGTGAGCCTACTGCGGTAGGTGATGAGTACGGTCCTCGCCCGGACGGGGCATTATAGTTTCCGTACATTTGAATTTGTTTAACCCCTGTTGCTATCAACTACTTGGAGGTGGTCAGTATTCTCAGCTTCAAAGACATCGCAAAGATATTTGAGGAGATAGAGCTAAGGCTCATATCTTCACTGAAACGCAATCTCAAAAGGCACAAGGCTGAGGAGCAGCGTTACGGCTTTGAATGGTCTGCTTGGCAGGCTGAGAAACTGAAAAATATGGAGAACTTCCGCCGTGAAAACCTTGACATTATGAACGAGTACGTTGACGTTATCGACGATCAGACAAGACAGCTTATGACGGAGCAGTTTCAAGAGGGTCAGCAGCAGGCACAAAGGAGCGCCCAGGAGCTTTCTGACGAGCCTATAACACCTATCCCCGACAAGCATTTCTTTGGCGTGAACGAAAAGAAAATGGCAAAGCTTATGGAAGACGTCACCACCCTTGAAAAGACCGCTGAAACAGCCGCTCTGCGAATGACGGACGATATTTACAGGCAGACTTTGAATAGGGTACAGCTTGCAATGGGAACAGGCTCTATGACGCTTAACGAGGCTATTGACCTTGCCACAAGGGACTTCCTCGACAAGGGCATAAACTGTATCGTGTACGCTGACGGCAAGCGAGTGAACATTGCAGACTATGTGCGAATGGCTCTGCGGACAACTTCCACAAGGGCAGCGTTGCAGGGGGCGGCGAAACGCTTTTCAGAGCTTGGCTATGATACTGTGCTTGTGTCGCAGTATGGCGGCTGTTCAAAGACCTGTGAGCCTTGGCAAGGTCAAGTATACATTGATGATGTGTTCACAGTATGGGAGGGGGAAAAGGACGAGTTTCAAGGCAAGTCAAATTACTGCGGTGAGAGGTTTTGGCTGCTGTCATACGCCGTAAAGAACGGGCTATTTCACCCGAATTGCCGTCACACTATGACGCAGTATATACACGGCAGAACGCAGATACCTGAGCCGATACCGGCGGAGAAGATAAAAGAGCAGCGAGAGCTTGAGCAGAAACAGCGTGCAATGGAGCGGAAAGTCCGCAAGCTAAAACGCTTTGCGGCAGGCACTCTCGACCCCGACACAGCAAAAGCCTACCGCAAGAAAGTAAGGCAGGCACAGCAGGAATTGAAAGCCTTTATAAACGCTAACAGCGAAGTTCTGCGGAGGGATTATTCTAGGGAGAAAGTGTATGGCGGCTTGACAGAAAAGGAAAAAGATGATAAAATTGAATTAACAACATCTAACGGAATTGGTGTAACGAAATTTTCAAAACATATGGAAGAGCGAGCTTCCGAAAGAAAGGTTTCTGTAAATGATATAAAAGATGCACTTATAAACCCGCTGTATATTGATGAAATTAAAATTGATAGTTTGGGCAGACCAAGCCAACGATTTATTGGTGAGAAAGCAACTGTTAATGTAAATCCCCAAACTGGAACTATCGCAACTATATGGAAAACAGGCAAGAACAAAATCAACAAGTACAAAAGGAAGTGATTATAATGTCAGAAAAACAAAAAGAGTTTCTTGTTTCTATTGGTATTGACCCAAATGATGAACTTGATGTCATAGAAGATAAAGTTGGTGATTACCTGACTTTGAACTGTTTGGATGAAAATTATAATCCAAATGAAGAAGGCTTGATGTGCGAAAGTATTTTGGATTATATCGGTCAGTTATAAATCTAACCGCTCCGCTACGGCGAGGCGGTATTTTTATACCCAAAATCAGAAAGGACGGATAAATATGAATTTCGGACAGGCGATTGAAGAAGCAAAGAGAGGTAAGAAAATAGCAAGAAAAGGCTGGAACGGCAAAGGACAGTATGTTGAGCTTGCCACTAATGTTAGTTATAAATCCCCCAATGGTACTGTGACAAATGTAAACCATAAGGATATGGGCAATAAAGCATTAGCGTTTGTGGGAACTTCTGGCGTACAACTTGGCTGGCTTGCAAGTCAAGCAGATATGTTGTCGGAAGATTGGCAGACAATAGACTAATCAAACATCGGAACTTAGCACCTTAACGGGTGCTTTTTTCATACACAAAATTAAGAAAGCGAGGTCAGAAAATGGACGAGAAAAAGAAACTCCCTGATGAGGAGGAGAAGAAAACTCCCGACACTCACGAGGAGAAAAAGGACGAGCCAAAGGCTGAGGAAAAGCCTGCGGACAAGGCAGATGAGAACTCTGCCGACAAGGAGCAGCCTGCGTCGGACGATAGTCAGGCTGACGAGAACGGTGAGGGTGCTGATAAGCCTGCGGAAGATAAGCAGGAACAGCCAAACGAGGATAAGCCCGACAAGCAGGACAGTGCAGAGAACGCACCTGATGAAAAGGACCAGGAGATACTTAGGCTCAAAACTCAGATAGCCGCTATGCAGCTTGGTATCAAGCCCGACTGTATCGAGGACGCTGTTGCGGTGGCTGAAAGCTATGTGAGAAACGGCAGTCAGCAGGATATCAACGCCGCCCTTTCTGCGGTTGTGAAGAAGTATCCGGATATGAAAGGCGAGGGCGATAAAAAGTCCGACGGCAAAAAGCAGGGCGGTTTCAAGGTCGGTGCAGGATCTTCGGATACTGATGAAAAGAAGCCACAGAGCAAACCAACAGCGCAGAAACGCTGGAACAAATTCAAGTAAAAACAGGAGGAATGAATCATGCCAAATCTTAATTATGCAGAAGTATGGAACCCCGAACTCTTGGAGATAAGGATCCAGGAAACACTGTCAAGCCCGTTCATCACACAGAACGTTAGGTGGCTTGACGCAAAGACTTTCCACTTCACACAGATGTCAACATCAGGCTACAAGAGCCACAACAGAAACGGCGGCTGGAACACAGGTAAGTATGTTCAGACGGACGTGCCTTTCACTCTTACACACGATCGTGACGTTGAGTTTCTTGTGGATAAGGCTGACGTTGACGAAACAAACTCCACAGCCTCTATCAAGAATATCTCAAAGGTATTCGAGAAAACACAGTCTGCTCCCGAAACGGACGCTCTGTTCTTCTCAAAGACAGCTCAGAGAGCGGCAGAGCTTGAGGGCTATCACTCTTCAACAGCCGCTTCATCATACACAAAGGCGAATGTGTTTGACAAGCTCAAAGGCTTTCTTTCATCAGGCAAGCTGAGAAGATACAAGGCTAACGGCTCGCTCATTATGTATGTGACTTCCACAATTATGGACCTGCTTGAGCAGTCTGACAAGTTCACGAGAAAAATCGAAATGACGCAGATCGCAGAGGGAGGACTTGGCCTTAGAACAAGAGTGACCGACATTGACGGAGTGCCTATCATGGAGGTCATTGATGATGAGCGTTTCTATGACCGCTTCAACTTTGACCCTGAGGACGGCGGCTTTGAGCCTTGCGCTGCAAGATATGTAAAGACCGCTGATACCGATATCGTGAGCGGTAAGGAGTATTACACCGAATCAAGCGGCTCTTACACTAAGGTATCAGGCACACCGAGCAAGTCTGCACTTGATACCTACTATGAAAAGGTCGCAGGCTCACACAAGATAAACGTGCTTATCGCAACACCTGAGACCACAAAGATAGTGCCTAAGATCAACAGCATTTACAGCTTTGCTCCGGGCGGACACACAAAGGGGGACGGCTGGCTCTATCAGAACAGAGCGTTCTCAGATGTTTTCACTTTCCCAAACGGCAAGGACGGAAAGATAGACAGCATTTACGCTGACGTTGACACAGCAGAGTACAGCGAGTAAGGGGTGAGGGATATGTACCTCACCTCTACTGAGTTTTGCAATATCTGTCCTGAGTGTGATATCTCCGAAGAACAGTTCTCGGCTATTCGGCAAAGAGCTGAAAGCGATATCGACACGCTGACTTTCAACCGCATAACAGCAGAGGGCATTGACAGCTTCACAGACTTTCAGAGAGAGCGTATAAAGCGTTCCACAGCCTTGCAGATGAAATTCATCTATGACAATTCGGAGCTGTTAGAAAGCCCTCTGAGTGCTTACAGCATAAGCGGAGTTTCAATGTCATTCGATAAGTCAAAGGTGGTATCTCTTGACGGCGTTATCACAACACGTCAGGTCTACAATGTGCTTATGCAGACAGGACTATGTTATAGGGGGCTGATGTGATGAAGTTTCCTCAGCTTGTACCTGAAAGGGTATGCAAAACGCCCTGCAAGGTCTATCGAACGGACGGACTTAATCGTGACGGCTCAAAGAAACAGACGGTCATATTTGAGGGCAAATGCTTTCACTCTGAGAAGTCAAGGCAGAAATTATCCGCAGAGAAACAGCTTATAACCTTGTCTGGCGAGGCTCTTTTCTGCGGAGATATCGCCCCTGATAACGCTGTTATAGAGGGCTATGCGGTCATAGGCGGCAGGACGTACAAGATATATGGCTCTGAGAAAGCCAAAGACCCTGACGGCAGGGTGAATTACACAAGATTGGAGTTGATATAGTGGGCATTGAAATAAAGCTTGATATGCAGGCAATAAAAGCGATCGAAGACGCTGCTGTGAAGTCTGCTGAGGTGGCTATGGAGCAAGTGAGGACAGACCTTGTAAGTGCTCAGACAATGCCGTTCAATACAGGCGATATGCAGAATAATCAGACCTTTGTCCACGCTGACGAAAGCGGTGCAAGTCTTGTGACAGGCTCTCCGCAGGCAAGACGTTTGTACTATCACCCTGAGTATCATTTTCAGAAAGGCAATAACCCAAACGCAGGTGCGGCTTGGCTTGAACCATATATCACAGGCAGTAAAAAGGACCTTGCCAAGAATGAGTTTGTGGCAGAGTTCAAAAAGAGGACAGGCGTATGACTTTACTTAACATAGCGGATATGCTGAGCGATACCCTTGACTTGCAGGACGTGTATGCAGGCGCTATTGACGGCAACCTTGACAAGTGCATAGGCGTGTACAACGCAAAGACTTCAAAGCCACAGCGTATCTGCATAGGTGGAAAAGCCTGCACAAAAACACTTGAAAAACATATCTCGGTGCTTATTCATTGGACTGATACTCCCACGCAGGCAGAGATAAAGGCACAAAGCGTTCTTGATATCCTATCCGATATACGTCAGCATAAGGCTGACGGCTTTATGGTAAAGTATCTCGAATGCAAAGAGCCTATTTCTGTTGGCAGGGACGAGCGAGGCGTGTGTGAATATGTTATCGAGGCAACAGTATATTACGAAAGGAATGAATGAGTATGGCAAACACAACAGGAGTTTATCCCGTATATGAAAACCAGTTCAAGATAGACAAGACAGGCGGTGACGGCTCGACAGAGGGCAATCTTGTGACTATTGCCGATATGGAGAGCTTTTCAGTATCCATTGACGGCAATATCGAGGAGTGGAAGCCTTTTGATCAGCAGGGCTGGACAAGACGTCTGCTCACTGGTAAGTCTATCACTATCAGTATCTCAGGCAAGAGAAACGTCGGTGACGCAGGCAATGACTACATCGAGAGCCTTGCACTCAAAACAGGTGCTGCGGCGACCACAACCCTTGTGTGGAACTTCCCAAGCGGAGCAAAGCTTGTTATCAAGGGCGTTGTCAGCGTAACAGAATGGGGCGGCGGAGATTCGACAGCAGTTGCGCCGCTTGCGTTCGACTTTGCTTCCGACGGCAAGCCTGAATTTACTGAGGCAGGATAAAACATGATTTGACAAAATAAAGCACCCGTGATATAATATCTTCGGGTGCTGCATATAACGGTAGGCGGTTCAGTTCTTTCCCTCAGAAATGGGGGTGAGCGGCATGAGTATTCTTGAAATACTTACGTTGATAAACGTTTTAATTAACATAATCAACCTTGCAGGCAATAATAAGAATAAAAAATAACCGCCCTCCTACCAAGATGTGACGGTTATTTTTGTAACATATCATCGAGGGAGAACCGCAAGCCGTAAGGCTGTATGCAGTACCCTTCTTTGTTTATATTATATCACAACAAAATATCAAAGTCAAGCACTTCGAGAGATCGGGGTGCTTTTGTTATGTACAAAAACAGAAAGGATAATAACTATGGCAAAGATGTATACACTCGACAGCAAGCTTCTTACAGGTACACCTGAGATAAGAGTAGACGACAAGGTCTACCCTGTGGACGACAGGCAGAAAACTGTCAAGAAGATACTTGACATCTGCGACAAGAACGCTGAAAAGAAAGACCTTGATATGATAGACGAGGTTTTCAAGCTTGCGTTCGCATCAAAGGACTACAAGGAAATAGAGGCAATGAATATGCCTTGGGCGGCATATCAGCAGCTTTTCACTCTTGTTATCTCAGCGGTAACAGGCGAGGACGCAGAAAAGACAGAGGCTCGATTTCCGCAGGAAAACGCAGAGTAAGTTTGAAGAAAGCTGGTACGATCTTGACTATGACCGAGAGCTTATCATACAATCCATTGCAAAGCAGTACAATATCCTGCCCTCAGAGCAGGAAAATCTGCATTACAGCGATTGGTACAGGCTCGTTGCAGGGCTTATGCACGATACACCACTGGGTCAGATCGTTCGTATCAGGAGCGAGGACAACAAGGATATCATAAAGAATTTCGACAGGTTTGAAAAGCAGATACGCTCAGAATGGACGGCGTTCAGAAGTCAGAAAGCAAGAGAAACGTTCACAGAGCAAGACAAGCTTGAAACTGCGAGATACTTTGAAAGGCTGTTCAAGGGAATGTTCGGAAAGGCAGGTGATAAGTAATGGCAGACGGAGCAAGCGTTGGTGTTATATCTCTTGACCTTGTGATAAAAAACAAGGTGCAGGAGCAGCTTGACAAGATATCTGCAAGCATACAGAACGGCTTTTCAAAGCCAGTAGAGCAGGCAGAGAAAGCTGTTGAGAACGCTATGGATAAGACCACTAAAGCCGTAGACGAGGGCTTTGGCAGTGCGTCGGAGATCGCTCAGAAGAGTATGCAGGAGGCTACCGCAAAGGTGGTGTCTGAAATTGATAAAGCCAATGAGCATATAAAAAACACCACCGACCAAATCGAAAATATCAAGCCTAAAGTTGTGCAGATACATTACAATCCTGAGTATGACCCTGATAAGATAGAGGCTGAGGTTGATGATATCGCTCAGCAAATTACGGCAAAGGCTGACGAGGCGGCTAAAACAGCGACAGAGAGCTTTGGTGATTTTGAAATACCTGAAAGTGAATTTGAAAGGCTTAATCTCCAACTCGAAAATGCAACAGAAAAAATGAGCCTGTTGCAGGCTAAGTATAAAGAGCTACAAGCTGCTCTTGTAAACGCTACAAAGATAGTTTCAGAACTTAATGGCGTTGAAAGTAAGCTTATAAGTCAGCAGGGAGTTATAGATAAAACTCAAACAAAACTTAGCGAATATGAGGAAACATTTAGCAACTGCGGAAAAACAGGGACAACTGCTATTGAGAAACTAAAAAAAGTCGCTTCATTTGCAGGCAAAACCATAAAGACTACACTTGTGGGAGCTTTCAAGACAATGCGTTCGGCAGGCTCGAAGGCTGTTGATGCAGTTAAATCCAAATTCAGCAGGCTTAAAACAACTATCGACAGCACTTCAAAACCGCTGAGCAAGTTTACACATTCGCTCAAATCTGCGGCAAAAAGAGTGTTCTTAATGGCAGGCGTGCTTGTTTTGCTGAAAGGAATACGTTCCGCTGTTGCAAACGCCGTTTCAGGCAACGAAGAATTTGCCAAGTCCTTAAACGAGATAAAAGCCAACCTCACCATAGCTTTCACGCCGATAATGAACACAGTAATGCCGTATCTCAATACGCTTATGACGGGCGTAGCGGTGGCGACAAAAACTGTGGCGGCATTTATCTCTGAGCTTTTCGGTACCACCTATCAGAAGTCCTTGCAGGCGACAAAGCAGGCACAGAAGTCAGCGGAGAAGATAAAGAAAACTCAGGACACTTACCTTGCAGACTTTGACGTTGTAAGAGTTGCACCGGATCAGAGCAAGTCCGATACAGACAGTTCAGAGAGCGGCATTGATTACTCAGCCATAAACGGCGACAACGTTCAGCTTCCTGATTGGGCGGAGCGTATGAAAGACGCCATTAAGTCGGGCGATTGGGCAGGAGTTGGCTCTCTTGTGGCTGAAAAGGTCAACGGAGCTTTCGCATACATCAACTGGGACGGTATTCAGAAAAAGCTGAATGGCTTTGTGGATAAGCTTACAGACGGTCTGAACAGCTTTATTAACGGCGTTGATTGGACAGGTCTTGGGGACAGCTTCGGCGGAGGCATAAACACAATTTTTGGTGCAGGATACCGCTTTATGAAGAAGTTCGATTGGGCAGGCTTCGGCAAGGGTACGGCTAATTTTCTTAACGGCGGTATAAAGAAAACGAATTGGTCGCTTATCGGAAAGACACTTGCTTCAAAATGGCAAGCTATCATCGACTATCTTTATTCGTTCGTTACCACCTTTGATTGGTCGGGCTTTGGCTCGTCCATAGGCACTTCTGTGAACAGCTGGTTTGATGAGATTGATTGGGGCAAGGCAGGAACGACTATCTCTGAGGGCGTGAAAGGTCTGCTTGATACGGCAATAAACTTCCTGCAAACTGTAAACTGGCAGGGCATAGGTGAAAAGCTGTGGACGTTCATTTCTACAATAGATTGGAGCGGCATTGCCACAAAGCTTTTCAAGGCGATAGGCTCAGCTATAGGCGGTGCGGTATCAGTGCTGTGGGGCTTTATCAAGGACGCTGTTTTCAGTATCCGTGACTACTTTACAGAGAAGATACAGGACTGTGGCGGTAATATCGTTGAGGGGCTTTTCACAGGTATCGTTGACGCTTTCAAGGGCATAGGCACTTGGCTTTATGACCATGTTCTTACACCATTTATTGAGGGCTTTAAGAACTGTTTTGGTATTCACAGCCCTAGTAAGGTCATGGCTGAAATGGGCGGATATATCATACAAGGTCTGTACAATGCCGTATCTGAGGGTATTGCAAAGATAAAGGAGATCTTCACAAAGCTTCTTAACGCTGTCAAGGGCGTTTTCAAAGGCATAGGCAAGTGGTTCAAAAAGACCTTTTCAGACGCTTTCGGAGGCGTAAAGACCATTCTCAACGGCATTATAATGTTCGTAAAAGGCATTTTCACAGGTAGCTGGAAGAAGGCTTGGCAGGGTGTAAAGAAGATCTTCAAAGGCGTGTGGGACACGCTTTACAGCGTTGTGAAAGCACCTATAAACCTAATTATCGGTGCAGTAAACAAAATGACCAGTGCTATTGAAAGTGCGGTCAACTGGATAATCGACGGCATTAACAGCCTGAGTTTTGATGTACCTGATTGGGTGCCTGGCATAGGCGGAGAAACCTTCGGCTTTGACCTTGACACAATAAGCATACCTGAGATACCAAAGCTTGCCACAGGCGGACTTGCGACAGCACCGACCCTTGCAATGGTGGGCGATAACAGGAACGCAAAGGCAGACCCGGAGGTGATCTCACCGCTGAGCAAACTGCAAGGTATGCTTGATAACGGCAAGCTTGACGAGGTGTTAAGGGTGCTGAACGCTATACTTGATTGGCTGAAAGCTTATGACCCTGTGTTCTTCGGAACAGTTGACAGCAAGGTGCTTTTCAAGTGTATGCAGGACAGCAACAATCAGTATAAACGTAAGACGGGAGTGAGTGCATTTTGACAGGAACATTGCTAAAGATAAACGGCGTGTGGGTGACAGACCCTGACCCTGATAGCTGGAGCCCTGTAAACTGTTATGAGTGGACGGCAGGCTCAGGACGAGTGAATACAACAGGTCTGTTTGTGGGTGCAAGAAAGTTCTGCAAATACAAACTGCCTTGCAAGTGGACAATGCTTCCTGTCGCAGATTCAGCCAAGATACAATCCCTTATCGAGGACGGACCCGACTTTGCAGAACTGGAGTTTTGGCACAACGGCAAGTATTATTCTATATCCGCCAACGCAAGCGACTATGTACCGCAGGGGCTTGTCAGACTTGACGATGGTGAGTATTACAAGAGCTGTACTGTCACATTCGCAGAACGTTAGGAGGGCATATGTACACCATAGCAAGCAATGAGATAACAAGCAGGATAGAGAGTTACAAAGCCTTGTGGGGTATGTGGATAGAGGACGCTCAGAGCGGGGCACCTGTGGCATATGATGGCATTCAGACCGTTCAGACGGACATTCAAGCAACCTCTCTGAGTGATGATATAGAGCTTGGAGCGGTCTGCTCTCAGAGCGTGACGGCGGAGCTGGTTGACGACGGAACTAAGTATCTTGGGAATGAGTATGTTTTCAGTTTGTATATGAAAGACAGCTCGGCATTTACCACCTACTCCACCCTAGAATCCTACACCTACGCTGAGCTTTCAAAGCTGACAGTGGAGCAGATAAGCAAGCTTGGAGAGGTGCTTGACGGAGAGAGAATACCCCTTGGGCGTTTTACTTGTGTCAAGTCGAAAAAGTCGGGCGGAAATACTGAGGTTACTTTTGCAGACAGGTTGTATTTTTCCGATAAGGTCTACAAGCCAAAAGTCGCCCTGCCTGCATGGAGCAAAGCTATCGAGGACGATATTTGCAAGCAGTTGGGACTTCAAAACGGCAACGACTACACCATCCCTGCAAAGCTGCGTGCAAAGGGCGGAGCAAGGCTCTATGGCAAGGGGCATATACGCCTAAAGACCGCAAACTTCGACTTCAAAATAAGCTCTATACCCAAAGACACCACAATGCGGCAGATGCTCAGCTACATCGCCTCGGCACAAGGCGAGTTCGGTTTTGTTGACCGATACGGCAGATACGTCCGCAAATGGTACGGCTCGAGCGTGAAGATACTGGACAACAACACTATCGACCTGCCAACACTGGGAGAACGTCCGAATATCCTCGCAGGCATTGACTGCAAGGTCAGCGACAGCGAAACTCTGCGGCTGGGCAACACCACAGGCTTGGCAGGGCGTGTGCTGGAGTTTGAAAATCCATATATGACAATGTCGCTGCTGCGGTCATTGTGGCATAGGATAGGCGGCTTTTCGTGGTATACAACGGAGATTTTTCACCGCCTTGGCGACCCCCGATTTGACGTTGGTGACGTGATAACATACGTCAGCGAAAGCGGCGAAAGCTACGATATACCAATAACTAACATAGGATTCAATTTTGACGGCGGACTTTCAGCCGATATTTCTGCGGTGGGTCTGTCGGTGGAAGAACAGCTTTAGGAGGCGAGATAATGGACGAAAATGAGATAACAACTGTGGCTGATACGCAGGCGGAGAAAACTGCCGATACAGCAGACACAGGTCAGACAACGCCCACCACCGAGGAGCTTATCCAGCAGCTCACGGCGAGGGTGGCAGCTCTTGAAGAAATAGTGGGCGAGGAGGAGTATGAGCTGCGGTACTCGGGCGAACAGACGGACGAGCTTTTAGACGGCGGTACAGCGGTGTTTCGTGCAAAGACAGCGGCGCAGATAGTAAGCCTTGTGAACAGGCTCTACCCACTGTATATGCGGTGGGGGTCTTTCACGGTGAACATGAAGGTCAACGCCGACAACGGCTCACAATGGACTTACAACACACGCACAGGCATGATACCCTCTGGGGTCACGAACCCTGCGGTGTTTATGGTGTGCGACTGGGGCAAAAAGCACTTCAAGTCGCAGAGTTTTCAATACAAAGTCGCAAGCAACGGCAGGGACATCGACTGGGAGGCATACCTTGAGCACAACTCTGACCAGGGCGGAACATACGCTTTCAAGGTGTACTATCTCATAGTCGGCAAAAATGCGGAAGGGGGAAGTATAGTTGGCTAGTTTCACGGAAAATCTCGGACTTAAAAAGCCCGACAGATTGGACAGGTTCAGCATCGAGGACTTCAACGGCAATATGGATATTATTGATACTATACCCGATATGGCGAGCGGACAGAGCCTTGTGGGTGTGTCGGTAGGAGAAGCATACGGAAATATAGGTATAACAGGCATAGCGGAGGCGGTCGAAGATGAAAATATATGAGGGAACAGACGGACTAAGAGGATTAGTCAAGAAGCTTATCGAGGTCTATGACTTTAAGAAAGTTGTGTTCGAGGGTGATAATGCGAGTATTGATACCCAAGATGTCACCTTTCAGCTTTGGGTAACAGACGAGCTGTTTTTAAGAGGTCAGTTTGCTGATACAAACAGAAGCTTTGGTTGGTGTGACCTAAGAACAGAAGCATTGACTTGTCCTTGTGTAAGCATTGCACCTAGCGCTGTAGACCCTAGACGTTGGGTTATTTATAAACAGAGTGATTTAATAGCTATTGGAATAGACAATAACACAGCTAGTAGACCTGGTATAAATATAATAATTGGCGAAATAACTAACTATGAAACAGGAGAAACTGAAATAGGTATGACAACAAGTTGTGCTGATAATAATACTCGTTTATATACAGTATTTACTAATGGAACTTCTATAAAATCTACACCTTATAGGTATTTTTGCCAACAAAAATCAGTAACATCATTTGCTCCTGTAGTTTCTACTGAGTTAAACAAAGGTTTCACCAATGTGTATCATATACTTTCTCATATACAGGGTATATCAGATAGCTATAGTAACAGTGACTACTCTGTACCTACACAGACAGTGCTGCTCAACGGCAAGAAATATCTGTTAAGCAGATTTGCATTTGAGATAAAGGAGGACTAAATGTCAAACATAAAAACAGCGGTTTTAGCCGCTATCGGAACTATCGGGGGCGGTATAGCTGCCCTGTTCGGAGGGTGGACAAGTGCAATGACTACGCTTATCATTTTTATGGTGATAGACTATGCAACAGGCATAATAGTGGCAGGGGTCTTTCACCGCTCGGGCAAGTCTAAAAGCGGAGCACTTGAAAGCAGGGCGGGCTTCAAAGGGCTGTGCCGCAAGGGTATGATACTTCTTATCCTGCTTGTGGCGTGCAGGCTTGACCTTATGCTTGGCACAGGGTACATAAAGGATTGCGTGTGCATTGCATTTGTGGTGAACGAAACGCTGTCTATAATCGAAAACGCAGGGCTTATGGGCGTACCGATACCGCAGGTACTCATAAAGGCAATAGATGTTTTAAAGGCTAAGGAGGAGAAATAATATGGGAAATTCAAAGTTGGCTTCTTGGAAGTGGTCGGGCAAGACAGATCATTACAATGTACGAGATCACAAAATCGACAAGATAACTATTCATCACATGGCAGGTAATGCAACGTTGGCAAACTGCTGTACGTCTGTACAGGCTCGTGGCGGCAGCTGTAATTACTGTATCGACAGCAACGGCAAGGTAGGCGTAATGGTGGACGAAAAGTACAGGTCTTGGTGCAGTTCCAACCGTGCTAATGATATGCGTGCTGTGACTATCGAGGTAGCAAATGACAGTGGTGAACCGAATTGGCACGTCAGCAAAAAGGCTATGGCTGCGTTGATAAAGCTGTGTGTGGATATTTGCAAGCGTAATGGTATCAAAAAGCTCAACTACACGGGCAACACCAGCGGCAATCTTACAATGCACAAATGGTTTGAGGCGACGGGTTGTCCGGGACCATATCTCAGTGGTAAGTTCGGTTACATAGCAAAACAGGTCAACGCAAAGCTTAGCGGTACGAGTTCGATCAACAAGCACACAGCGAAGTTCAAGTCCTACAAGGTGAAGATAACTTACAAGGGCGGAATGAACGTTAGAAAGGGCGCAGGCGTGTCCTGTGCACTCGTCAAGGGTGTTATGGCAAAGTACGGCGTTATCTACACTATTGTAGCCGAAAAGGTAGTTGACGGTCAAACTTGGGGCAAGCTCAAGAGCGGTGCTGGGTGGATCTGTTTGACGGGGTTTGCTAAGAAAGTTTAG